TTATACCAGAGTCATTTTCAAAAGAACTGATATAATAGGGTTTATAGCTCATTTATATACCGAAGGCTACAACAAACATTGAACTATAAGTTCCACCAGGAGGTCTTTTGAAATCACAAGAAGCGTTTGAAAATGATAATAGTGCTATTTCAGGAGCAGAACTAAAGGTTCTTGTGTATGAATATAAAACTCCAAAACAGGTGGTAAACGCTGTGGTATATGTTACTGTAAAATTTTGTGTTGGTGGAGTAGGGATACCCTGAGTTGTACCAACAATTTTTAAACCATCTAATAAAACTACAAAATTTGGATTTGAAATTGTAGAAGAGATCGAGGAAAAAAGTTGTGAAATTTGACCGTTGGAGGCTTCTCTCACATATAAACCTAAATCGCCACCTACATTTTTTGCAAAAAGAGCCAGCTCACCAGCCAGGGTTGTAGGATCTGAAGCTTGGGCAGGGAAGGTAACTTTTTTATGCTTACCCTGATCCCCTGTGGCATCGGTAAAAGGATAATGATCTATACCGTAAGTAGATTCCAAAGTCTGAAAGTTATTCAAGATTTGGCCTTGGCTTTGCGATGGTCTATCACTGGCCGCTGGGATATTAGGTGTATAACCAGACATTTAAAATCCTCCAAATGTATTTCCAAAAGGGAACTGTTGGAAAGGTGATTGCTCGGTATAAATTGTAGCCGTCCTCTCAGAGGTCTGCTGGGTAATGGTTCTTCTTTGACACAAATTCATCTGTTCTTTGAGAAGAGGTCTAAATTTCATCATATTTTCAAAGTCAGCATTATCCGAAAAAATTTTGTCTGCTGCACCATAGGCCAAAAGTTGCCACCATTCCCTTAGCTGGGGTTCTTGACTTGAGGGAGCAGAGGCAAAAGCCGTTGGGTATTGATACGCTTCAAAACTTACTATATATGCCTGATCTGGTATCGGGTATACCATAAATTGGTCTTGGTAAAAAACTACCGATTGCGGTCTAGAAGCCACGTAAGGAGTATACTGGATATTAATAGGATTCCCATTAGGTATAGGAAGGAGGAACCCGTTGGCATTGATACTAACGGCTCCGGTAATATAGTTGATGACTCCTCGAACGGTTGGAGTATCTGAAGGATCATTGACATCTATCAGGTTTCCTGTTTGGTTTATAGTTGCAGCGCCTCCTCCATCATCCACAAGCGTTTGAGAATTTCCATTCGCGTCTATACCCGAAACAATAACTTGATAATTAATTTTACGAACAGGAACAGGAGTCGGGGAGTAGGCTCCTGGTGGATTTTGTTTAAAGCCTCGAACAATAGGGGTAGCGGTACAAAACTGACCAGTATAGGGCCCTTGCGTGCCGTTGCCTGTATATATTTGTTGTTGTAAAAAGTCCAAGCTAGGATTGATTCTAAAAAAATTCTCCCTGCTCTGAGTCATGTACGATTGATAACCTGCTATGTATACAGGGGGCATATTTGCGAGATAATATTCTTTTGGGAAATCGTAGACAGCTATGTTTGCAGTGGTAGTAAACTGAAAATTTACTCTTAGATTTTGTAGTTTGAGATGTTCTGGAAAATCATAAACATAAAAGGTATTAATATATTCATCGATTTGCTGATCCGTTATCTGGTTCGAATTAGGTCTAGCGGTAATCCTTCTTACTTTATTCCTAATGGTGGCTAGCGTTGCTGGAGCGGACATCAAACACCTTTTTTTTAGGAATATACCGTTTTTGTATTGTTAAATCAAATTTTAAATTCTAAGGAGTACGCCATCCATATTCAGGTGGAATATTGTTATTGTTTTTTACTGCATTTTCTAAAGTATAAGCCTCTTCCCCCATAGGAATTACACTGGGGGTTTGATCTCCTGAAACCAAAAAAGGATCAAAATTTGTTGTATCTATGCCTATAGAAAAAGAGGTGCTATCAATTATAGTCGCTTTGACCTCTTTTCCTGCTAACTGTTGCATCCCACAAGCTAGGGGAATAACCAGTCGTACTATAATACCCTGTAAGTATCCATGGGGTAGAGAGGTAACAACTACCCCAGGATTTGTTTGAGTAATAGAGCTAATAGTCTGTCGGCAAGGTACAAAAAAATTGATCGACATCAGATTTCCCCTAACACATCAAATTGTAAGCTCTCGAATCCATATCTTCTCACCCATTTTGCTACCCCTATTTGAGGTACTGGCTGGCCCATATCGTCAAGTTTAGAGGGGCTCCATTCATTACCTATCATTAGATGGCTATGGACAGGATAAGCACAGGAATTAATTTTCCCATTAATATTTTTAGCTAAATGATCCACACCATTAAGATGTCTAGCCACATAGAGTGGTACCTCATAGACCTCGTTATCCAGCATGGTTTTATCAAACATCGGGACGTCTTTATATTTTTTAATTTGTACTCTCAAACTACCCCCAGGAGTTTCGAAACATCTAAACCGTCCTTTGACAGTTTTTGTCTCTTCTTCTTGTAGTTTTTTGATCCTATCTTTAGCAGAAAGACCCACAGAATCCACGGAAAGGTTTTCTAATTCATTCAGAGTTTTTTTCATAAAATCCTTAAAGGTTGAGGCCCTTTTTTAAGGGGCCCCAAGGTTAAATTAAAGCGATACACCTTTTTGTGCAGTCCACTGATAGAGTTTGCCCGAAGTTTGTACCGAAGGTCCGATAATTACGCCTGAAACCGCTTGATTGACTGTTGCATCATCCAAAAGGTTAGCGTAACTTCCGCTTGCCGCTTCTCCTACAGGCACTGCTTGAGCTTGGGTAATCCCAGCCCCTGCTACTGCACTTGTTGGGAAAGCAAAAGCCGTAAATCCAGAAGAATCAATATTTAGGGTAAAAGTTGAGCTTGTGACAGCTGTAATTGTACCTAAAAGATTATTTATTTGAGTCATTCCAAAAGCTGAAGGACATAGGATTCTTACGGCCTGTCCAGCAGTGTACCCATGAGGAATAGAGGTTGTTACAACCGCACTCGCTGCCTGGGTAATATTTGTAATGAATCTTCTTCTTGGATAGTAGCGAGGATTAAAATTAACCTCTCTAACGCTACCAGCTGTTGCAGCTGCGGCAAACCCAGAAGAATTAAGGTTTGTCAATTCAAAAGAGGTATTTGCTACTAAACCAGAAATTAAATAATCAATACCTGCTGCTTGTAACATACCTGTAGAACTAAAAAGTCTTACAATGTCTCCGTTTGCCAAACCTGCTGTAGATGCTAAAGATACTACTGCTGGATTAGCTTGGGAAATACCTGTAATCGGTAGGCTTGCTCCAAGAGTTTGTATCCCTGAATCATCCAAAAAGGTGAAACCACCAGTGGTGATTGTCTCCTCAAGAGCAATTGTAGCAGCTCCATTGGTTTTAAGACTACGGTATGCCGAGCCTGAATTCATAGAGGATGTCCCGCTAGCCATCATGACTGGAGTAGCTGCAGCTGTTGACCCGATATCGGTGATATTTTTCGTATTAATTACATTATATCCTGAGGGTAAGCTCAGAGTTAATGCATTTCCGTCAGACGTAAAAGTACCTGACAAGATTGCGTGTACTGGTGCACTCATGTCATCCTCCTTACGCTAAAGTACATCTAAGATTAAATACCCAGGTATCATTCAAGATTCTGGGAACCTCTGCAAATTTATATCCCACAGAAGCATTGAGGGCCAATGGGCCATCGTAGATCGGGGGTCTATAAATAAACTGAGCCGAATAACCATCTTGCTCGATCGCTGCAAAAGCTTCTCTACCGCAATGGAACAAATTATAAACGTTTGCTCCTAGGGCTGAGGCGTTAGCACTGATAGAACCGATAGAGGACAATAGATAACGGGCGTTAGCTACTGATCCCCACTCAGCGTCAAGAGTGGTTTGTTGGTTTGGATAGTTCCACTTCTGGATAAATCCATTCACATTATCTAATTGCCCAATCATATCAGTATGACCAAGAGCAAAGTACGCATCCCTAACTGGTGCTGTACCAAATTTTAGATCCCCATCTACACCAGATAGGAAGCTGTAAGCGTTATTCCCTCTTAGGGTACGGATTACAACATCAATATCAGCACGGGTGATTTCTGTGGGGACGTCCCCGTTAGTACCGTTCACGCAGTTAATGAAAGAGGCTGTAGATGCCAACATATCTCTCATTAGCTGATCCTCTGTCTGACGAAGCGAGACACCTAATCTCTGTGCTGCTTCGTTTAAAACAGGGTCCTGATTTTGTAGGGTTACTTGTTCATTTAGGAGAACATAAGTACCGTAGAAACTCATTTGGGCATCAATGTTGATTGCCGTTAGTGTCTGTGGTGGGGGAGTTACTCCGCTATTTCCTAATGGAACTGGAGCAGTAGCAAGCGGATTATAACGACGCATTCTCAGAGTCGTACCGCCATTTCTTGGCATTGCCTTTAGTTCCGCTGGGATCTTGTGGATCATGTAGGGAACTGGCACCGATAGAAGCTTAAAGCTGAAGCTTTGCTGTACTGGTGCTGGCAATACGGACGTAGTAGTAATAGACATAACTTACCGTATTTAAATTTAATTAAATCGGCAAAAATTAGAATCCTTTTACGGCCCTTTGCATTTCCTGATAAAGTTGTTTTTTCAACTCTGGCGTTAAGCCATTCTCGAACAAGTGGGCATTACCAATTGCACTATTTTTCACAATAGTCTGTGAAGATTGAGGCTTAGATCTGTTTTCTAGAGCTTTTTTTTGCTCTGTACTCATTGTCTCTTGACCCCCTAATTTTTTTAAAAGCTTGTAGGCTGCCACCGCCTGTTGATAAGGATCTTGCATCGAGGCTAAAGAATAGGCCAGCTCTGGTTCATCTTTTTTCAGGTCATCTATAGCTTTCGCTGAGACTACCTGCTCAAAGTCTGGGAACTTAATCTGTATCCTCTCTTCAAGCGTTGATAGGTCTTTTTGCCTAACTACGTTTTGAGCGACTTCTTGTGCCATTTTTGCAGCTAATTTCTTAGCTTGGGAAACGGTCACAATATCGTCATCGGTCAGATCCTCTAACTCATCTTTTTCTCTAGGTCTATTGTCCTGAAGTTTTCTAATGAGTTCGTCTTGTTCCTGAGCTTTCCTTTCTAACTCTTGCATTTTCCGCCGAGCTTCACCCCAATTATACGCTTGATCGTTGCGTGTAGATTGTTGCTCTTGCTGGCGTTCGGTAGACTGGTCACTTTCCGATGGCTCAATAGTGGCCATTACTGATTGATTTTCTTCTGTTTCCATGTCGTCCTTGGGTGGCGATTCCTTTACAGCCTTTTTTGGACTTTAACGCTGTCCTAGCGATCAATTGATATCTAACAAATATCAAGACTTTTATTTATATGTCAATTTTTATTCCGAACGGTAGAGAGCAATATTTTACAAGTTGAGGGTCGTAGAGGTGTGGATTTTTTAATATTGTGCGGATATCTTGAATTCCTGGAATGACCCAATCTAGATCCATTCGTCCTGCTTTATCTATTCTGTAGAGTGTTTTCATGTGGTTTGGATACTGAAGGATCATTTCATAGGCTTCTGGAGCAGTCTGTCGACCTATAAACCAGTTTCTCACCACGTTATCTGCCCAAGGTTCTTTATGGGACAAAACAAAAACATAAAAGGGGCTCTCGTAGCGATTTTTGTTATCCTCTACGCACTTTTCAAAATCTTTTACAAATTCATGTTGGTACCCATCAAGAATTTCCTCAGTAGTCAAGCTAGGAGAATCTTTTAAAAGTATATCATAGACAGCTTGGCCTACTCTTTTGGCCTTTTTTCCATATTTGTCTATGTCGTACTTGTCT